TAATGATGTCAAAGTATCTAAAAATAAGCAGAAGAAATATAAAGAACAAAATAAAATTGATGCTGCAAACTATCACGATGGTATCAAAACATACGTTAACAGAAGATTTGGATCAATGTTCTAATGGCCAACATAATGAAGAAGTTTTGGTTATGGTTAAAGTCATTATGGTCAACAACTTATACAATACAAGTGTCATACGATAACGTATGGGGCAATGAGGACGATAAGATATACAAAGGCGTCCAAAAGATTCACAAACAGAACTTTAAAGAACTCCATTTCACAGACTCAAACAAGAACTTAGTAGTCATTAGAGGATCTAATGGCTTAAAATATATAATAGAGGTAGAATAATGTATCAATTTTTTATAGGTATCATTATTGTGTTAGGTCTCGGAAGCTATTGGCTATATGACCAAAACGTAACACTTAAAGAGAACAACGTAAAATTAGAATTTGCTGTAGAAGAACAGCGAGCAGCATTTGATGCTATGAAAGAATCGTATGAGAAACAAGGTGAATCATTACGACAGTTATCAGAAGCAAATGCAAGAATTGAAGCAGAGAAAGATCAATACTTAGACATCTTTCGAAGACATAATTTAGATAAACTAGCTTTAGCAAAACCTGGGTTAATTGAAACAAGAGTTAACAATGGAACTAAAGGAGTACTGGAGGATTTACAAAATGATAGCAAGAACATTGCTGCTATTGATGACACTGCTAACAATTAGTGGGTGTTCAATATTTGGCGAAAAGAAAGTAGAGATTGTAACAAAGCCTGTCAAAATTGATATAATTCAACCTACACTTCCAAGAGAGATGCAGCTAGGGGTTCCTAATGTATACGTTGTGTCTGAGGCTATTATAACTAATCCATGTAAAAAAGTATTACAAGAAGATGGATCCGAAAAAAGACCTAAAGCATGTGATCAATCGGAAAGAGAAAATCCTGAGTGGCCAGTTGGATACACATACTTAGATAGATTCCTGGACGAAATGAAAACTCTTAACGATGGTAGCGTAGTATTTGTCGCAATGACTATTAAAGATTACGAAGTAATTTCAGCTAACATGCAAGAGATTAGACGTTATGTTAGAGAGTTAGGTGAGGTGATAGTTTATTATAGAAATGTTACAATTAATGACGAACCAGCCGTAGCTATCGAATCGGAAATCAATAAATAGATCCAGGAGGATCTATGATTTCATTTTTACTTTCAATACTTAAAAATATTGTTCTTAAGCTAGCAACTACGGGAGCATTCTCGTTTCTACAACCATGGCTATTGAAGGTAGATAAGTGGTGTGAAGATAAGTTAGGTATTGATATCATAGTGCAGGATAAAAAGTTCCAAGATAAATATCCTCTAATCGCAGAAAGGATTAGCCACCTTGAAGCAGACAGTCATCCACCAATTTGTTTACAAGAATTTGATGGATACTCAGACCTTGTTAAACGAATAGAAAAACTAGAGAGTAAGTAAATGGCACAGGACATAGAGCACTTATATAAAGTCATTGATAAGTTAGATACAGCAATAGAAAAATTGTCCGATGTGTCTACCGACATTAAATCTATACTAGCAGTTCATGAACAAAGACTTGACCAAACTGAAACAATTATGGAAAGACATTTTGTTCAAATGGATGCAGTTCACAATAGGGTATCATCTCTAAGAGACGATATGAATGCAACTCAAAAAGAGCTTATTGAGATGATTAACGACATCAATAAATGGCGCTGGCAGGTGATGGGTGCAGCAGCTGTTATTGCTGCTTTAATTTCTATGATTAGTGAGATAATGCCTGCATTGAGTTGACCTGTAACGCACGTTACTGTATAATTGTTCGTTATGGAGTGGTTACAGCGTAAGTATATTTTATTATTATCTAGTCAGCTAGAGATGTTTAAAGAGAGGAACGGTGCGTTCAACTTTAGATGTCCTATCTGTGGTGACAGTAAGAAAAACAAATCAAAAGCTAGAGGATACTTTCTTAAAAGGGATGGAAAGTATCACTATATGTGCCACAACTGTGAAGCAAATAGAACAGTTGAGAATTTTATTAAAGATGTTAACCCATCATTACTTCATGAGTACAAGTTAGAGCTACTAAAAGAAACTAACGACATTACTAGATCCCTTCCATCAGCTGCAGACGATGCTGCAGACGTGATGAGTAAATTTCAGAGTAAACCAACTTTCTCGTTAGGAAGTAAACCTCTGAAACAATTGAAGGCCATTTCTCAATTGCACTATGATCATCCGGCAGTTAGGTATATCAAGTCAAGAGGGATCCCTTCTAAATTACATTATAAAATATTCTATGTCCCTAATGGGTATCAATGGGCAAAGGAATGGTTACCAGAAAAGTTTACATTGGATTGGAATGGAAAGGATCCAAGAGTAGTACTTCCATTGGTAGGTAAAGATAAAAAATGCTATGGAGCTATTGGAAGAGCAATAGGGTCATCCGAGCAAAGATACTTAAAACTTAATTGGTCTGACGATTCTGGTTTTGTGTATGGTCTTGATAGTATAGACATTAGCAAAACTGTATATGTAATGGAAGGTCAATTTGATAGTATGTTTATTCCAAACAGTATTGCTGTTGGTAGTATGGCATATGACTTAGTTAAGAAACATTTACCGACAGAAGATGTAGTGATTGTTCTTGACAATGAGCCACGTAGTCCTTTCAATGTTAAGCAGCTGCAAAAAGCTGTCGATCATGGATACAAAGTTTGTGTGTGGCCATCTCATATCAAACAGAAAGATATTAATGATATGATTTTGGCTGGATATGATCCAGCAGACGTAAAAGTTATTATAGATACTAATACGCACCAAGGTTTGAAGGCTAAGCTAGCAATATCGGCTTGGAAAATTTAGGAGATACGATGTACGAGTATAAAGTAAAAATAAGAAGAGTGGTCGATGGTGATACAGTAGACGTTGACATTGATTTAGGTTTTGGAGTATGGTTACAAAATGAAAGAGTTCGACTGTTTGGTGTAGATACTCCTGAAAGCAGAACCAGAGACAAAGAAGAAAAAAAATATGGTCTAGCAGCTAAAGCATTCCTTAAAGGTGTTCTTAAGTCTGGTGATGTAACATTAAGAACTACAAAAGATGGAAAAGGTAAATTTGGTAGAATCCTTGGTACCTTTTGGGTCGAAGAAAATGGCGGTACCAGTAGAGCAAATGTCAACTATATGTTAGTTGAGAATCATCATGCTGTAGAATATTATGGTCAGAGTAAGGACGAAATTGCAGAACAGCATTTAGAGAATAGAAAGTTAGTACAATTATCTTAGGTTTATATTATGGTAAAAGAAACGTTAGTTACAAAACGTGACGGGAGCAAAGAGTCTCTCGATTTAGAAAAGCTACACAAAGTTATATTTTACGCTTGTGATAACATCACAGGTGTATCTCCATCTCAAGTAGAGCTTAATTCACATATCTCATTCTTTAATGGGATTACATCTGCAGATATCCAAGAAACAATGATCAAAGCAGCCGCAGACTTAATTTCTGAGGAAACCCCTAACTATCAGTTAGTTGCTGGTAGATTAATTACATATCACTTACGTAAACAAGTGTACGGTCAATTCGAACCGCCACCTTTACTTGATATAGTGAAACGTAACATAGAAAACAAAATGTATGATCCAGAACTATTATTATGGTATAAGCCAGAAGAAATAGAAGAGATGGATTCGTGGATTGATCATTCTCGTGATGAGAATTACACATACGCTGCTATGGAACAGTTTAGAGGAAAGTATCTAGTTCAAGACAGATACAACAAAATGATATATGAAACACCTCAAGTAGCACTAATGTTGATTGGAGCTACGCTTTTTCATAGATACGATACAGATAGACTTAAGTGGGTCAAAGAGTTCTATGAGAGTGTAAGTAAATTTGAGATTTCATTACCTACACCAATTATGGCTGGTGTTAGAACTTCAGTAAGACAGTTTAGTTCATGTGTCTTAATCGAGACTGGTGACTCGTTAGATTCTATCAACGCTACTGCAGGAGCAATTGTCAAGTATGTTTCAAAGAGAGCTGGAATTGGAATTGGTGCAGGATCTATCCGAGCAATTGGAAGTAGTATCAACGGCGGTCATGCTACTCACACTGGCGTTATTCCGTTTTTCAAGCACTTCCAGTCTGCTGTCAGAAGTTGCAGTCAAGGTGGTGTCCGTGGTGGTGCTGCCACTCTTTATTATCCTATATGGCATCTTGAAGTTGAAGATTTATTGGTGCTTAAAAACAATAAAGGGACCGAAGACAATAGGATTAGACATTTAGACTATGGAGTCCAGTTTAACAAAGTCTTCTATGAAAGATTGCTTGCAGGAAAGGAGATCACATTATTCTCACCAAGTGAGGTGCCCGAATTGTGGGAACCCTTCTTTACTGACGTGGAGCGATTTAGGACTCTCTATGAAGCAGCCGAACGGAAAACAAGCATTCGTAAGAAGAGAGTTCCTGCAATCGAATTATTCTCATCCTTCATGCAAGAAAGGAAAGATACAGGACGTATATATTTGATGAATGTAGACCATGCTAACGACCATGGTTCATTCATTGCAGAAAAAGCTCCAATTAAACAATCTAACTTATGCTGTGAGATTAATTTACCTACTAAACCACTAAACAACATTATGGATGCAGAAGGTGAGATTAGTCTCTGTACACTGGCAGCAATAAACTGGGGAGTGATCAAATCTCCTAAAGACTTTAAGCGTCCAGCTGAATTGTTAGTAAGAGCATTAGATGAGCTATTGGATTATCAAAGCTATCCAGTACTAGCTGCCCACGCATCAACAATGGCAAGACGTCCGTTAGGTATTGGAATTATAAACTTTGCATATTGGATGGCTAAAAACAATATGACATATTCTGATCCTAATTTAGAAATGATTGATGAATGGGCTGAAGCATGGTCATACTACTTAATCAAAGCATCTGCCAAACTAGCCAAAGAAGTCGGCTCATGTGGATTGAGTGAAGAAACAAAGTATCATCAAGGTGTATTGCCTATTGATACGTATAAGAAAGAATTAAATGAACTTGTACCACATAAAGAACGAATGGACTGGGACTCAGTAAGAAGTTTACTAAAAGAAAATGGTGTAAGAAATAGTACCTTGATGGCATTGATGCCAAGCGAAACATCTAGTCAGATATCTAATGCAACTAATGGTATTGAACCACCAAGAGCATTAGTATCAATCAAGCAAAGTAAAGATGGTGTACTTAAACAAGTAGTGCCGTCAATACATAAATTAAAAAACAAATATGAGCTACTATGGGATCAAAAGAGTCCTAGTGGATACTTAGATATTTGTGCTGTATTGCAAAAGTATGTTGATCAGGGTATTAGTGTTAACACATCATACAATCCTCAGTTCTTTGAGGATGAAAAGATTCCTATGAGTGTCTTACTACAAGATATGATTAAGTTCTACAAGTATGGTGGTAAACAATTATACTACTTTAACACATATGATGGAGCTACTGATGAAGTAGAGGAACCAGCACATCCATATGTAGAGCAAGATAAGCCATTAGAAGAAGAGGATTGCGAATCGTGCGTGCTTTAGGTAAAAATAAAAAGACACATACAGAAAGAAAGATGTTCTTTGACGGAGATGTTGAAGTAGCAAGATATGACGTGGTCAAGTATCCACCAATTGAAAAAATTACGGACAAACAATTAGGTTTCTTTTGGAGACCTGAAGAGGTAGACATCCTAAGGGATGCTAACGACTTTGATAAGTTAACAGAACAAGAACAGCACATATTTACCTCAAACTTAAAGAGGCAAATAGTCCTAGACTCAGTTCAGGGTAGAGCTCCTAACTTAGCGTTTCTACCACTCGTGTCTCTACCCGAACTCGAGACTTGGATTGAAACATGGTCATTCTTTGAAACCATTCATAGTAGATCATACACACACATCATTAGGAACGTATATTCTAATCCTGATGAAGTGTTTGATAACATTATGAACATTAAACCAATCGTTGAGTGTGGTACTGACATTAGTAAGTTCTATGATAACCTCATGTCGTTTCCACAACATGAAGGACTTGGAGCTGGTCAGAAACACTTTGGAACATATGAGCATAAGAAAGCATTGTGGTTAGCCCTTAATGCGGTTAATGCATTAGAAGGTATACGCTTTTACGTATCATTTGCATGTAGTTGGGCTTTTGCTGAACTCAAGAAGATGGAAGGTAATGCAAAGATTATTAAGTTTATTGCAAGAGATGAGAACACACACCTAGCAGGTACTCAAACAATTATTAAGAGACTGCCAATGGATGATCCAGACTTTGCAAAGATTAAGAATGAATGCGAGCAAGATGTTCAGGACATTTTTGCAGACGTAGTTAAACAAGAAAGTGAGTGGGCTGAATACTTATTTGAAAAAGGAAGTATGATTGGCTTGAATGCTGACTTGTTAAAGCAATATGTAGAGTGGATTGCATGTAAGAGAATGAGAGCACTAGGTATTCCATGTCCATATGAAGTGCCTGCAGCTAACCCTCTTCCATGGACACAGAAATGGATTGCGGGAGGTGATGTTCAAGTTGCACCACAAGAAACAGAGATTAGCTCCTATGTTGTAGGTGGTGTGAAGAAAGATGTCAGTCAAGACTCTTTCAAAGGACTATCACTATAATGCCACAACGACTAGAATTGCCGTTGTGGAAACCAAGGGAAGCAACTCCTGAGGAATGTCGACAATGGATGGAAGAAGAGTTAAAGCCACAAGCAGATATGTCACTTCAGTACGTTGTTGTAGCAAGTATAGTTCAAGCATGCTGTCTTGGTTTCATGTTTAGTATGTTTTGGGTGATTGATAAATTAGTATAAGGAAAGATTATGAAGAAAAATGATATTGTAACCATTATTGCTCCAATGGGAGAGTTTGTAGGAAAGATCGTAGAGATTGATGAGAAAGGTGTTTTGTTATCGGATCCTAGATTAGTTGTGTCAGGAGAACAAGGTCTTGGGTTTGCCCATGGTATTGCTCAGACAGGTGAGATGCAACCTAAAGAGGTTCTGTTCCAACAGTTTGCTTTTGTGACGCCTACTAACAAAGAAGTAGAAGCAGCATGGAGACAGCATACTAGTGGCATCGTCACCTAAAGTATTAGTAGCTTTATCTGGTGGGTGTGAATCTGTAGCACTACTGTATCATGCCAAACAATTAGGTTATGAGGTAGAAGCACTTCACGTATCGTTTAGTATTTTCTCTGGTATGGAATATCCTAGATGTGTCGAGATATGTGAAAAACTAAACGTCCCTTTGTTTCACACAGAGATATACTATGGTGACCCTCAGTTTGATAAGCTCAAGATTGTAGATACGACATTCTGGACTCCTGCATTAGCATGGATGGCTTGTAGAAAAGACTGTTACGATTATGTTTGGTTTGGGATCCACAATCTAGATTCTTTACCATTTGTTGGAAGAGTGTGTGCAACATTTGATATGCTCAAATCTATATGTGGTCATGACATAAAAACTAAAATAGATGCTCCTCTATGTAAAACTACTAAGAAACACCAGTACGATATGATTGATGTTGACATTCAATCATTATTAATGTATTGTCAGCATAATAAATTAAGACCATGTGGTAACTGTAATAAGTGTAAAGAATGGAAAACTGCGATAGATGTTTAGAACCTAGCAAAAAGCTAGAGACTTTTAGTTATAAAGTGGTGTGCCAAGATGGGACAATTAATATGGACGTCAAGTACTGTACAAAGTGTTGTGACGAAATTGAACAAGAATCTAAAGAAGAAAATGATGAATAATATATTAGTGACTGGGGGGTGTGGTTTTATTGGAGGCCACCTAGTAGAGTCAATTAACAAAACATATCCAAGTGCAAGAATAGTTGTAGTAGATGATTTGAGAACACCAGGTGAACACTTTGTTGATTCTCCTAACGTTAAGTATATCTATGAATCAATTCAGGACAGTAGTGTCGTACAGCAACTCAAAGATAACTATAGCTTTGACACTATCTTTCATTTAGCAAACACTCCAAGAGTTCGAAGAGCAATTGAGTTCCCAGCTGAGACAATAGATAATAACGTTACAAGTACAACTGCAGTATGCGAGATTGGTTTACAACATGGAAGTCATGTATTCTTTAGCCAGAGTAGCAGCATACAATATAACGATCAAGGTACAATGGAGAATGCATATACATTGAGTAAGTCATTTGCTGATCAGATACTAGCAATGTACATGCACCAGTATGGTCTACAAGTAACTAATATGTACTACTATTCAGTATATGGACCACGTGAGGCAGACTATGGCGTGTACAGTACAGTAATAAGAAGATTCAAACAAAAAATTAATTCAAATGATTCATTAGAGATATATGGTGATGGATCTAAGAAAAGAGATTTTACTCATGTCAGCGATGTTGTTAACAACATGATGCTCATGGTAGAAGATAAAGATGTAAAAGAAGGAAAGATATCAAACGTCCATTTTGGAAGAGGACATCCTACTTCAATTAAAGAACTGGCTAATGCTTTTGATTGGCCAATCGTATACAAATTCGATATTCCTGGAGAAGCTCAAACAACTCATTGTGTAAAGCCATACGGTGAATACGAACACAACGTAATAGAATACGTTAAGAGTTGGAGAGAAAAAAATGGAGACAATGTATGACAAATTACTTAAAGCCTTCTTGGTATCTAAAACAGACAAGAGACATCATGGTTACATCAATCATTATGCCAGATTGTTTGAGTTAATAGGTGAACCTAAGAGATTACTAGAAATAGGTATTAAGGAAGGTAAATCTATATGGTCATGGGAGCAAGCATTTTCAAAGTGTAACATTTATGGTATAGATATTGTAGCACCAGGTGAGAATAAACTAATAAGACCTAATCTTCCATCGAGGGAAAGAATTCATCTTTTGTTTAAATGTGATAGTTCTAAAGTAGAGAATGAACATAGGATGCATAAATTTTTAGGTGAGCCTGTAGATGTTATCATTGATGATGGTGCCCATGATTTAGGTTGTCAGTTTGGTACCTTAATAAACTTTAGAGGTATGTTTGAGAAGGCCTACATAATAGAAGATGTATTGGGAGAATTTAATTTAGAAATGTTAAAAGCAATGGTGACACAATTAGGATTAAAATATCATGTACAAGAGTCTACCAAGCCACTTGTTAACGATACTCATCAGTATATGATGATATGTTTTAAGGAAGGTACATTAGCGGAGGGACTCAATGTATAATTATACGTTCATTCAAGGTCTAGCTCATTTAGAGAAAAAAGGAACCATTAAAGATGCTACAGTGTATGAAGAAGGCAATCCTAATCTGACTGAGTTCCACATCAAGTATATCAAAGCTCAAATCCCTAGGTTTACAATTGGTACTACTCCAGAAGATCTATGGTTAGGACTTGGTGCCAAATCATTTACAAACACAGAGCAACATGGATCCACAAACCGCAAGTATGACATCGTATGCTCAACAGATAGTTTTGATAGAGAAACAGATCCAGCGTCACATATTGCAAGTCTATGGACAAAGGTTCGTAAAGGCGGGTTATTATTTGTTGATGTCCCTACCAGTACAACTAGCGGGTTCTTTTCGTTTAGTACTAATTGGATAGCTTGGATGAAAAGATTAAATGGATTTGAAGTTCCTTACAGCAGGATATCAGACAAGACAGGTCAGTATAGCGTCATTCCTGACAGCGACACGGTTTACAGTATGAGAGACCTGAATGAGAAATTACTATATAAATTTAAAGAGACCTCTCAATTAAGATTGACATTTATGTTAAGAAAACTTGAAAGTGCTCCGTTAAAGTTTAAATCCGAAGTCGTAAAGGAGACGAAATGAGTATAGAACAACAAGAATTTATTTGTGATAACTGCAGAGGTGAAGTTGTAATAGACTTTACACAGAACGAAGACGTGGTAGAAGAAGACATCAGGTTCTGTTGTTTTTGTGGTGAAAAGTATGGGAGAATGTTAGTTAATTTTGACGATGACGATCTCAGTCCAATTAGTGACATGGAATTTGATGAATAATGTCGTTGGAATAGACTATAGTATGACCTCACCTGCTATATGCAGATTGGATAATGACAGCGTGTCATTTGTGTACTGGACAACAAAAAGGAAATTTGAATGCGCACTAGAACTAGACGGCTTCTCAATAACAGGAATACTATTCAGCAGCAAAGACAAAGCAGACGAAGAACGATTCGATTATCTAGCGACGGAGATAGTAAGAGAGAGTCTGTGGGGATGGCCAAAAAAGGTCGTGATTGAAGATTACAGTTACGCATCAACTGGTAGAGCTTTCCAAATAGGAGAGAACGGTGGTGTGTTGAAGAATAGATTCTTTACTAACGGTGTCAATGTAACTAAAGTTGCTCCGACACAAGTAAAAAAGTTTGCAACTGGTAAAGGTAATGCAGACAAACAAATGATGCAAGATGCGTTTATAGAAGCTACTGGCATCGATATAAAAAAGGTACTAGGACAGACAGACAATCAATGGAATCCTAGTAGTGATATAATTGATGCTTATTGGATAGCACGTTATGGAAAAGAAAATGAATAGAGAGAAATTAGTTAGATTCTTGACATCAATATTAACAGATGCAGTTGTAGTATTCTTATCAGTATGGGCAATACATTATTTGTTCTACTTCCCAACAGCTTGGTTTGTATTAATCATGATATTTTGTATTGCAGTACGTTATGATGATGTCTATGATCGCGGTGATTAACTGTAGTAGGACCGTGTAGAACACGTTCTAAGAGGATTTATAGTATGAGGAAGTACAAGAGTGCAGACGGGCTCAGAATCATTACAATTAAGGAAGGATTCAGCTTCACAAGAGTGATTGAGAAAAAGATCAAAGAGAAGCTAGAGCAAGAAATCTCTATAGACTGCGAGAAAGCATCGCTATTAGAGAAAGATCTGGTTGCTAGTGGCTGGAAACTCCTTACAAAACAATAAGTTATTTGCCTGTTGACTTCAAATAAGATATATGGGATAGTAGCCGTATATTAAGTAAGGAGTTAATTATGAACAATGTAATTAGTTATGAAGTAAGCGAAGAGTTCGGTTCTGGAACTTCACTTCAAGGTTATGTCACAACCACATATGACAAATTAGTTTCTGTTTTAGGTAAACCAACATACACTGATGGCGATCCTTATGAAAAGGTGAACTGTGAGTGGGTGTTAGATATCAAAGCAGTCGATAAGTATGACGAAGATGATTGGACATACGAGACTGTAACTATCTATAACTGGAAGACTGGTTATACACCTACCGAGGAATACAGCTGGCATGTTGGAGGTAAGAACTTCCATGCTCAAGACCTCGTTGAAGAAATCTTAGGTCTCAAGTAATGAGAAGTCAAAGAGAAAAAAGACAAATACGAAGACGTGTGATAGCGATTGTGCTATCTATCGTCTTACTTGTAGCTGCAGGAGTGATATTCTTTAATGGCTAAGTGGCATGGTGGTAAGGGGTCTGATACGAGACCTCGTGTTGTCTCTAAATCACAATTCGATGATAATTGGGACAGAATTTTTAAGAAAGATGACGGAAAGAGTAAACGGAGTTCTAATAGTGACTCGAAAAAACAAAAAGACTCCAAGTAGAGAAGAGATACTAATGGCCAAGATGGTCAGGTCTCTTAACTGGAAAGTAATTGACGGATGGAGAGAGAAGTGCGGATGTACTTCTAACATGGAATTCTGTATGAAGTTTGATACAGGAGAGTTGTATGAGGAAGGATACCTCAAACGTAGGAGTCCATTTCAGACTCATGTTAGAAACAATATCGATCACATGATACACACTGGTGTGATGTCTCCACAAGAACAAATAGAGTACCTAGCAGACTTTAAAAAGAGAGGCGGTACACTACAAATGTTAACACGATCGATTGATTACGTAGAAGGTGCATAGTATGTTACAAAGTCAACTAGAAAATTACATTGATAAGCTCAAGTATCACGATTGGTACTATGAGTTCAGTGATGACCATCGTTATTGGACTAAAGGAAAGGATGAGCGAGCTGTGTTATTGACACTTCAAGCTGAATTGGATCCTGACTATAAAGTTTGGAACGAGCATTGCCCAGAGATGTTTATTAGGAAATGTCAGATAAAGAGTTAAAAGATTTTGCTTTCGAACTGTGGGATGATATCATCTTTCAGAGACAAGCGGGGATGAACCGAACAGCTGCTTGGAGGATCCTAGTTGATCTCAAGCAGTGTGATCCAATGGTTGCTCATCGTATTTGGGAAGAGTATCAAAAGAAGAGAAGAATTAATCAATGGCTCGATGATGAGTCAGAGGAAGGAAAACATGACTATTAAATTTCCAACGTTAGAATTTAAAGCTGAAGTATTTGCATTTCTTGATGCAATTAGAGAGGAAGGTAAAATCAATATGTTTATATCACCTAGACTAATCAGTGAGATTTATGGACTTGACAAACGAGATGCTAGGATGATGTTCCAGGAATGGACTATTGACTTTGCATCACGTCAACAAGATTAACTGTTGACTTTAAATCAAAACGGTAGTAAGGTATACGTATATTAATTAGTAAGGATATATTATGGATTGTAAGTTTTTTGAGTTTGGTGAAGAGTTAGATAAGTCACAACCAAATTGTATTGTTATTCAGAAAAAGGATAGCGACTTCCAACAGCTAATTGTAATGAACTCTAAAGAGTGTCAATTGTTTATGGATAAGAGTAATCCAGATGCTAGTTGGAATTTAATGTGTGATAGTATTGAACACAGAAGTGGAATTGCTATCATGGATGGTAATTGGGATCTTGTTGCTTCGTGCATCAATGGTCATCGTAGGCCTCTTCACTAATGGGTGAGAAATGGGTAAGATAAGGCAGTGGTTTCGTAGATGGCTTGACAGACGGATTGAGAAGTCACTTCAGAGACAAGCTGATAAGTTATTCATGAAGCATCAAGTTAAAACTACAGACGGAGATAATACATAATGTTAAACTATGTTGGAAGCCTTCGTTACGATCAGCATGGTCGTAAGAGAAAGACAGTAGCATTGAAAAAGGCCCGTTCGTCTAGTCTGGTCAGGACACATGGTTTTCATCCATGCAACCTCGGTTCGAATCCGGGACGGGCTACCATAGAGTACAAATCTGGTGACAGTTTACCACTTGGATCGTATGATGCTAAACAAGCATTGGAACAATTCAAAATTCAGTTGATCAGACAGCAAGAGAGTAAGAACTTTACTGTCGCTCCAGCTTACAACAAAGGTGCGTATCAAGTTATCCCTAAAGATTGTATCAAGGACATTGGAAGATGATAGCGGGTACGTTTGAACACGAGGGTCACCTAGTATCGTTGTTAGGTAATGGTGATCGTGTTGTAGTGACTGAGATGTTCAACGGTGAAAGAAAGGAAAAGATTTTAAATGAGAAACAAGCATTACAGTACATCGATCAACTGATCGCATGGGGGTATCAAAGAGCATCATGACATTATATTTGATTAAATTTCACAACGAACATTTCACTTGGTATAAGAGAGGACATTGTAAGTGGGAGGATCCTTTACGTAGGTATGAAGGACATCACTTACTAACTCAAGGGGTACAAATCGACACGTTGCAATCGGTTCAGTTTAGTACCAAGAATTGGATAGCAGCAAAAGCTGTAGCAGAGAGCATCGAACACGTAATGAATGTCACTTGGCCTTGCAAAAACGATAAAAATATTCGTATCGAGCAAAAGCTACAAGTACAAGAGTTTGATGGAATGCTAGATGGATCGACTGAGTTCATCTATCTAAAAGATGGTCAAAGCGAACAAGATATCATCGATCATTTCAACTTACACACAAAGGACTTATGGAAGGTTGTCAACAAGCTAGACAATCTATCTAACAACTTTAAACTAGCACCATATAAGAAAGTAAAATGAAGAAGAACAACCTAGCAACAATGGAAGACTTTGCAAAGTTAAATGCATTGATCGAACAAGAGGACGTAAAGGGTATCAAGACATTCTTTGCTGATATCATACGAACAAGGTACGGAGCTGGACATCAAGAACAGCACCTTAGAAGCCTAGCCGCGCTTATGGACAAATACGAAAAAGGAATGTGGGCTA